CGGCGGTACCGTAGATCATCGCCGCGGCGGTGAGGGAGGAGCACTCATGGCTAAGGGAACAGTCCGCGCAATCGAGCCTCGTGACGAGCAAGTCTCCCGCCCTATGCAAGAGGCTGGAGTGCGAGTACTAGCGGCTCACCTTAGTGAGACTTCTGATGCTTTCTCGCTTGCTTCTGAGGTCTGGGAGGCAATGGCTGAAGCCGCCCTTCTTGACTGTCTAGAAGGTGTTGCAGAAGCACAGCATAGAGATCGCGTATGCGCTCAGCTAGTTCCTCCATTTGCCGCACAGTCCAAGTCTCAAACTTGAATACGAGTTTTCCTTTCGCTGAGGCTTTCAAGGCTAATGCCCCGCTGCGTTTGTCCCGCGTCCAATCGAGATGGACTACGGTATTCCGGAGGGTTCGCAGCTCGGCGATCGTCGGTTCCAGTTTCTTAAGGTGCTGGTACAGCGGTAACTGCTTCTCATCTTCCTTGATCTCACCGTTATGCAAGACCGCCAAGATGAGATTGACCAAAGAGACGTTTCCAAGCTCCGACGTGATTTTCGCGCCCAAAATCGCGTCTACCTTCGCCGTTTGCTCAAAGTAATACCGCAGAATGAATTCGACATACCCCCATTCACTCGCCACTTTCCCAATCGCCGCATACTGTCGCTGTGATAGGTCGCTGGTGAGCTTCGTTCCCATGGCTGAAAAGTCTACGCTGGGCCCATAAACAATGGCGGAGAATGGCAACAAAGGGCAGTTCACGGCCGGAGACCCGAGAGCCGGCAGACCTAAGGGCGTGCCGAACAAAGCGACGCGCGACGTCCGAGCTGCCATCGCAGCCTTTGCTGAGGGCAACATCGACAAACTCCAGGGATGGCTGGACCGGGTAGCCGTGAGAGATCCCGCCAAGGCGGCCGACCTTTTCGTGCGGGTGCTCGAGTACCACGTCCCGAAGCTCGCGCGCACCGAACTCTCCGGCGAGCTCAGCGTGCGTGGGAAGCTCATCATCCATGACTGAGGCGCTGGAGATCGTCCGCGACTACTCCTACGCGAGCGTCCCGACGATCAAGCGCTTCTCACAATCGCGTGCATTCATCCGCGGCCTTATGGGGCCGTTTGGTTCCGGGAAGTCTTCCGGATGCGTCATCGAGCTGGTGAAACTGGCTAAACGCCAGCCCCTAGTAAACGGCAAGCGCCGGGCGCGCTTCGCCTGCATCCGCAACACCTACGGTCAGCTTGCGGATACGACCATCAAGACGTTCCTGCACTGGCTGCCCGATCGGATCTTCGGGACGTTCAATAAGGGCGATCACGTCTACCGCCTGAACCAGCTGGACGATCTGGACGTCGAGATCCTCTTTCGGGCCTTGGACCGGCCTGAACACGTCGCAAATCTGCTGTCGCTCGAGCTCACCGGCGCTTGGGTCAACGAGGCCCGCGAGATCCCTTGGGCAGTGATCAAGGCACTGAAGGGTCGCGTGGACCGCTACCCGCCACGCAACGAAGGCGGCTGCGTTGATCCCGGCATCATCATGGACACGAACCCGCCGGAGGATGACTCGTGGTGGTATCGGCTGTTCGAGGAGAAGCAAGCAGACGGTGAGAACGCGCAGGGCGTTGAGATATTCAAACAACCCAGCGGCCGATCCCCCGAGGCCGAGAATCTTCCCAACCTATCGCCGATCTACTACGTGAACCTAATGGCCGGAATGGATCCGGACTTCATTCGCGTCTACGTCGACGGGCTCTACGGTTATGTGAAGGACGGCAAGCCCGTCTATCCGGAATACAACGACAGCATGCACTGCAGCGAGGTTGAGCCCGTCAAGGGCGTGACGATCGCGCGGGGCTGGGACTTCGGACTCACGCCCGCGTGCGTGTTTACGCAAGTCCTGCCGGATGGCCGCTGGATCATTTTCGAGGAGCTGTGTGGTGAGGATACGGGCATTCACACATTCTCCGACGGCGTCCTCCAGCTCTGCTCGAGTCGCTGGCCTGGCTACTCGTTCGAGGACTGGGGAGATCCCGCGGGCGAGCAGCGATCCGCCATGACGATGGACCGGGACGAGAAGACCTGCTTCGACATCCTGAACGGCAAGGGCATCCGCATCCGTGGTGGCGAGCAGAACATTACGGCGCGCCTCGAGTCGGTGCGAAAGCCGCTCAACACTCTGCGCAACGGTAAGCCGCAGTTACAGTTACACCCCCGCTGCGAGGTCCTGCGCAAGGGGTTCCGCGGCCGCTATCAGTTCAGGCGGATCAAGATCGCTGGCTCAGCCGAGCGCTATCACGACGTGCCGGACAAGAACGAGTACTCGCATCCTCACGATGCCCTGCAGTACGTCGCGACGCAGGTATTCGGTGGTGTTGTCCGTGGACGCGAAGAGGGTCAGCAGGGACTGAAGCTCCCGCCGATCAAATACCCTTGGGAATTCAAGCAGCCGTCACGTGTATGAAGCTTAGTGACCTCCACGCCGCGAGTGGGCCGAGGGAAGGGCCGGAGGAGTCTCTGCCCTACCCGTGCAGCGAGCTGGCAGATCCGCCTATCACTATCGCCGAGGCGCACGCAGTCGACCTTGGGAGCGATACCACGATCTGTCGCTGGCATCGAGGCGAGGTCGCCCACTTGAACGTTGACGGGAAGGCGTACTTCTGCCCAATTGGGCGCATGTATTATCGCCACGCCAAGCAGCTCAGCGAATTTCTTAAGCCGTTACCGTATATGAGGGTCGGCTAGCGGCCACTTAAGCGGAAGCGGTGTGGCGATCAGCGATCCGTAACGTAGATCGCCATTCCAGATCCAGCTTTTTGGAACGCAGCAGCTGAGAACCCGGTCCCGACACCGAAAGCGGTGTTGCCGTTCGCCGTGGCGGTGCCCACCCCCGTACTTACCGAGCCCGCATATTGGTCGCCGGTGCTCTGCAGGAGGATCCCGTTCGCACCAAGCTTCGCGGCCTCTTCCTTTAGGCGCTCAATGACCACGTCCATCTTTCCTTGCGACGTGAATGAAAACGATCCCTTGCTGGAGGTATCGAGGATCGCGATCTCCTCATACCGCGCAGGAGGATGCGTGTAGAGCTTGACCTCGTTTGGCGAAATCGGCGGACGGGGGGTGCCTACGATCACGTGCGATGTAGCGCAACCGACGAGGATGGTAACCAGGACTAACCAAGATACTAGAAGAGCGGAACGCATGGCGGCTGGCTCCCTGACCGATCGTGCCAGCGTTATATGAGGCGCCAGCTGGTGCGTAGATGCCGTGAAGCCGGTCACGGAGCTGTCTAATCGCTGAGCGAACATTAAGAAGGCGGCCTATCGCCAACCACTCAATGCGTTTGGATCGTACACATCCACGAACCGACTGAGCCAGCACGACCGGATTAGCGAGTGACTTTCTCAGGCCGCTGCCTTAGTCACCTTGGGGCGTCGGTCGCTGGTGCAGTGGCTAATTTCTCAAAGCGGCTCCGCACACTTTCCTCGTCTTCCAGTAAGCCTTCTGCGTTTAGAAATTCACGTTCGTATCGCGGCACCACAGGATGCAGCCACTGTTCCATCCGCTTCCGCGCTGTTGTGGGCGTTGATCGCGCCTCAAGGTACGTTGTGGGCAGCCCGAGCAACGCTGGACCGTCCATTGCGCCGGACTTGTCCCCAATTGACGCCACGACGGCGTGCTCCCTTTGCAGGAGATCAAAGAATGCTAACTGCTCACGGTACGATTCAACGCCCGGCTGTTCCCAAAGATTGGTCAAGTCGTGCGAACCGTCCGGTATCTCGATCGGCTCACTGCTAACAACAATCGGAATAAGACTGCATTGCCGCGCCAATTTTGAAAGCTGCGTCAAGAGTGCGTTCGAGGTGTTGCGGCCGGGGAAATGGTCGTCCCGATAGCGATTCCAAAGTAATATCTTTCTTCCGACAATCGAGGCGAGGTGCTTGTCGGCGAGGACCCGCATTGCTGATCGATCGAGGGACAGGGGGAGCCACCTCTGGCAAAGCTGTTCTCGTGATCCTGCTTGCGATGCGCTAAATCTTTCCGCAATTATGTCAGTTGCTACGGTTGTGGCTCCCT